GAAACGTTGGAATATAAATTGTAGAGCCGTATACGAGACCCGTACGTACGGTTCAACGAGAGGGAGATAATACTAGCTATTATTTCTCTACTCTATTTGTCAATTTCAGTTCTCATAAAATCCAAATTATTTCTGTGAGTATATATTTTTTCCGTGATATCAGAACTCTCGTGTCCAACAATCATTTTTATTGCGTATTCATCAACATTACTATTTTTTGCTTTTGTAATAAAAGTGTGTCTCGTACAATGTGGGCTATAATCTTTTAAGTGAAGCCTGTCCATAACTTTGTTAAATCTCCCCCTATACTTATCGTATGTCATATGTGTACCTTGCTGCCCGTCAAAATCATTAAATAAATATTCGCAATCTTGTGATTGTTCATAGTAGCTTTTAATAAATCCTTTAATTTTTGGATGAATAGGAATAGTCCTATCGGTGCCAGCTTCTGTTTTCATGCCACCCAGCATTGTATCGTTTTCAAGGTCAATATTAGCTCTTATTAAAAGGGCTAGCTCCTGAGGTCTCCATCCGGAATAGATAGCGATTAAAATCATTTTTGCAAAACCAAAGTCTTTATTTTCCCAAATAATTTTTTCGTCTTCTGGGCTAAAAGGTTTTTTAACCTTCCTTTCTTTGAGCATTTTCTTCTGTATGCCCTTCATGACAAAGTTACGTGCGGTATTTACAGTCACAATTTTACTCTCTAATGCGTAATCATACATTAGGTTATATAGAGACTTCATTCTACTTTTCGTAGAAGAGCCAACACTTGCATCGTTAACAGCATCTTTCATGTTAGTTATAGCAATAGATGTAAATATCATATCATGAAGGGGTTTACTATGATTATAAGCAGAGATATAACTTCTTTCAGTAGAACGATTAATTATTTCGTTATAATAGCGTTTTGACCATTCGTCATAGACATCTTTAAAAGTTAATGTATCAACATCTATATCATAGGGGTTTTCAAAATAATTATCCAGGGCATCACCTGCAGCATCCACCGAAGGAAAATACCCGATTGATTTTTGAATTTGTTTACGTCGTAATGTAATTTCATTAAATTCATATCCGGTTGTTACAAGTGCTTCAAACGGATTTTTCCTATTTCCTGATAGCGCATGAACACATCCTGATCCATTCCATCTGCGCCTTTTTTCATTTTTCTTTTTTCTTCCTCTGGCCACATGGTCTCCTTTCTAAAAATGGGTATAAAAAATACACCCAGTACATTATCTATATTAAAGGAATTATGATAAAGCTTGTCGATAGCTCCACCATAAGTTCCTAATCATTACAGGCATAGTTTATTTATGTTTGCTTATTTGTGCTTTTAAGATTATTCGTTTATATCGGACAATATTTTCTGAGCAAGTTTTAATTTTTCTTCTGGTGAAAGTTTATTTTTGCTACTTGTGTAAAATCTTAAAAACATATCGTATGTCATTTCACCCATATCACTTTTAACAAAACCATCCTCATTACCTGTCCTACCTAAAAGATAGTCGGCAGATACATTGAAATAATCGGCTAGTTTTCTGAGCTTGTCTGAACTTGGGGCGGATTCTGCCATTTTATATATCGAACCGCGACTAAAATTAAGGTCTCTTTCAAGCGCCGATATTTTTACGTTTTGTTCATCGCATAATTTCTTGATAATATCAAAAATCTCCATTACAATCCTTCCAAACACTTTCCTGAAAAATTTACGCAAAAAAAGTATTGACATTCTGAATATTATACGTATAATAAAAGTGTGGTTACTGAATATTTTACGTAAATAACTAATGGCGAAAGTGTTTTATTTTATTTTCCTGAACAAAAAATAGTATAGAATATTTTCAGCACTATGTCAAGAAAAATATGTAAAATTTTCAGAACCGAAAGGAGGAAATCGATGCTTTACACAAAAATTAAAGAACTGTGCAAAAAGAAAGGAGTATCCGTAAGAAAACTTGAAATAGATTTGGGATTTTCGAGTGGAAGCGCATGCAAATGGGATGCCAGTATTCCATCATTTGATAGGATGACAAAAGTTGCAGATTATCTCTTGGTTCCACTAGATGAACTAAGGGAGAGTGTTGAAAATCAAAGCAACATTGCATAAGGAGGTTTATAAAATGAAAATGACACAAACGGCTAGAGTTCCTGTAAATATTGCATCAGAATTACTTGGACTATCTATTGTATCGGTGCAAGGCGCATTGATAAACAAGGCATTACCTATTGGCGGAGCCTGGAAAAATGAAAATAGTACATGCTATACATATCATATTTCGCCACAGCAACTAGCCTTATATATAGGGATAACAAAAGAAGATATCGCTAAATTCTGTACAAATGAGAGTAAAGAAAAACAATGCAATTAGAGTGGAAAACTAATAAGGGATAAGCAAAAAAATAATAGTAAATAAAATCGCTTAGGCGGTTAAGGAAGGACAAGCCATGAGACAAGTATTATTTAATGAAAAAGAAAAACAGTACATGAATAAGCAACCAATAAGTACCTGGACCGAATTAAGAGAAGGAACAAGATTAATAATAAAGAGTGGAGAGATTGTTGGATTTGAGAAAGAAAATATTTGAGGATAGGAGGTAAATACATAGTGGAAGAAAACAAAAAAACAGTTGAAGCTATAGATCAGCACCAACTGGAAAAAGAGTATGAAGAAACACTTGCGAATGGAACTAAAATAAAAGTTAAAATAAGCATCCAAGTTGAAAACTACAATAAAGATGATCTTCAAAATGTTATATCAGATTTCGCTGCAGATTCACGCAATTTTTATTTTGAATTAGGGAAAGTGTTAATAGTAAGCTCTTAACATTTCTAGTTTACCATTGTAAGAATCGTATTCAATGAAATTAATAACATAAGACTCATTAAAACTTGATAGCACATCACCAACTTTAATATCAGATTCAATTAAAAAAGCAATATGTTTTCCGGATTCATCCTTGTTAGTAAATCCAGAATAAGAACCGACGGTGGAAGAGTTTCTTTTGACAATATATTCAGAACAATCAAAAGAAAAGTCGTCGAAAATAATTTTTGCAGGTAAGGAAAGAACACCCATAAAGTACCTCCTTCTTATATATTCGGTATTAGAGTACCGTAAACACATTATAGGATAAATATGGTATATAAGCAACAAGCACAACCAAAAAGAATAATTGACTCAATCGATACAAATAAGATTAAAGATCTAATTGATTTTACAAATAATCGTCAGGAAATTGAATCAATTAGCAAGCATCTTCGTATCAACACAGCCCTCCAGGAGAATGTCACAGTAGGTCTGACTGCTGTGCAGATTTATAAAAGTAAGAACACAAACCGTAAAGCTTTAATGATTTGAGTGACAAAGGTAATTGTCAGTTACCTTAAGGACATCAACGAGCTTAGATAAATTCAAGTGCCTTGGTTCGTAGGTGCCGTTTAACCAGTGTTTAATTGTAGATTTTTTTACACCGGTGCACATAGATAGACCATGAACAGACAAAGAACGACTTTGCATCATATCCGCTAAGCGTGTCGCAAAGGTATCATTAAAAAAGAAGAAAAAGAAGAAGGTTATCACCCCCTTAACCTGGAGGGCTGTGCTGATGCGAAGATAGAATAGTAAAAGTTCATTTCATATGTATTCGGTATGTCAGTACCGTAAACACATTATAGGATAAATATGGGATATAAGCAAAAAACAGAAAAAAGAAAGGAGAAAAAGTATTGTGAGAAAATATGATATTAGAATTGAAGTTCAAGAAGGTGAAGTCAAAAAGATACTAGACGAACTTAGTTCAGCACAGGAAAAGATTTTTGAATGCTACAACCGATTAGAAATTTTAGGAGTTATCACTATAAAGGAACAAACCACCAGCGATAACTGATGGCTTGCTGACTTAGTCATTATTTTTTTTCTAACTCATCAATAAAAGTATCGAAAAGTGCTGCAACATTATCAACGACTTTTTTGATATCGCCAACCGTGCAAGGGTCAGAAGAGCTACCAGAGGTGGGCTTGGAATAAAATTTAAAATGATGCACAACTTTTCGTAATTTATCAGTATCAATCAATTTAATTTTCTCCTTTCCTAGGTATTCGGTATGTCAGTACCGTAAACACATTATAGGATAAATATGGGATATAAGCAACAAACAGAAAAAAGATAGGAGGAAAAGTATTATGAGAATAAGCATAAAGAAAAATTTTCAATGTAAAACATGTGGAAGAGAGTATGGATGTCCGACATGCGGCAGACCTTACAAGGATGCAAAGGAAGCGGCAATCTTAATTCAAAAAAATCTAGCTTCTGCAAAAAAAGAGTATTGTAAAGAATGCAAACCCAATTTCTTACATAAAATCGGAAAAATTACACAAAAATTGAAATTGAGTTTGCATCATAGAAATTAAATTTGGGAGGATTAGAATCAATGGAAAAAACATTAGAACAAAACGTTGAATCAATGTTAAGTAAATTTGTCGCAAAGGTAGAAGAAAAGATGGAAAGAGAAGATTTTCAAACTGAAATGGTACATGAAGATATTAGAATCATGCACCATATCGTCAAAATAAGGGATGAACTAAAGATTGATAAAGGCGACAAATTTTATCCCATTCAATTAGATGATTTTAGAAACAGTAGCTCATATAAAGAAAAACTATTATGGATAAAGTCTATAGGAGCAGAATTTCCAGAACCTATTAAGTTTATTTATTTCTTTGGGGAACTTGGTGGCACTTATAATCTTTCTGAGAGAGACGTAAATGCCACATCACTGGATGAACTAAAAATGCAGTATGATCAAAACAAGATACATTCCCTAGAAGTTATTGCTGAAAGAAAAAGATTACAGGATGGTTTTCGTGCAGATGCTGAACATGAATAATAGGAGGAATAAAAGTGATTGAAGTTAGTTCTGATTTATGCGAAAGAAGAAAAAAACAGAAAGAGTTAGAGAAGAATGAACAATCAGCAGAAGATATAGCAAAAAACCTAATCCATAATTTAGTGCAGGGAGGATACACGATAAAAGAAGCTATATCTATCTCTGAGAAAACAACATTACTACTTAAAGAAACAAGAGATAAATTAATTAAAGAAAAAGTAGATGAGATTGTAATCCCAGAGACAACAGAGGATTATTAATCCTCCATAGTATCATATCTTTCAAGCTTTGAATATGCTTCATGATACACAATATCATAATAATCAGTTACTTTTTTAATTGTAACCAGATCATCTGTAGAATCTGAACCATGAAGCTTAACATCTAAATCATTCAAGTATTTAGTACATAAAATATTTGCAATATTATGAGCGCCCAATTCAACATTTGCAGAAATTTTCATAGTTGTCATAAAAATCTCCTTTCCTATGTATTCGGTATTAGAGTACCGTAATCATATTATAGGAGATAAAGGAAATATTTACAAGATAAACGGCACTACGAAAAAAAGAGGAAAGGAGAGCCATACGTGGACGAGCCAAAAAAAGAATATACCTGGTTAGAAAAAGATATTCCTTTTCTAGAAGGATTACTTAAGGGACAAAAGGAACGCATGAAAGAGTTATTAGAGTTTTCACATGGAGTCATCCATAGTGGAACAATGGATTGCAAACAATCAATAAAAAGATACGAAGACATTTTAAAAAGTCTTAAGGAGGATACATACCATGATAAATAATAATAATAGAGTAACAATTGTTGGACAAGTAATAGAAATGGAATTTTCTCATGAATTTAGAGGAGAGAACTTTTATAGGGTATGGGTATGTACAGGTAGATTGAGTGGAATCGTGGATACACTACCTGTTATCATATCAGAATTGCTATTAGAGTTAAGACAAGTTGGATTAGGCTGCAGTATTCAGGTCAATGGACAGTATAGATCTCGCAATAAGGATCACAAATTAAGTTTATATGTATTTGCAACAGAAATCTCTTTATGCTGCAACATGGAAGAAAACAGAATAATACTAAACGGATATATCTGTAAGCAGCCAATATACCGTCAAACACCTAGTGGAAGAGAAATAACGGATACGATGTTGGCCGTACATAGACCAAATAAGAAGTCGGACTACATACCAATTATCTGCTGGGGAAGAAATGCTCTGTATACTAGTACATTATCGGTTGCTACTAATCTGATTATAGAAGGAAGGATACAAAGCAGAGAATATCAAAAAGAGATTAACGGTCAATGCATTATCAAAACAGCATTTGAAGTATCTGTGAGCAATATGACAGAGATTATTACAGAAGAATGCTCAGAAAGCCTACAGGAAAAATCAAATGGATAATAGCAGCTACACCGGAAAGAAAACAGAGGATGGGTCATTTTGGCTCGTAAAGTGTACAAGCTGTGGTTTTGAAACATGGAATACTCACTATAGCGAAATCTGTTCAAAGTGTGAAGCTACAGCAATATGCATACCAGCAAGCGAGGAGAAACGAAACTGGGATGGAACAATAATAAAAAGCCAGTCTAATTAGCAGTTAGACTGGCGATTCACAAAAATGCATATAAAAAAATTCATAACTAATTATAGCATATTTGTGGAGATTTGTCAAAAAAATTAAGAAGACAAGTTCTTCTTTATCGTCCTAGTAATGGGTATTAACTAATCAACCTAAGGAGAGATCTTATTGAGAAAATATGCTGATTATAACTATTTGGAAATATATAACGAATCTGTATTAGGAGCTCAAACAATAGAAGAAAAAATAGAAGAGTTAAGAAGCTCTGGTAAGAAATATAAAGAAATGTTAAAAACCGTATTATCAGGAGATATGTTAGAAAGTAATATTTATCCAGTTTATGAAAGAAGGAAAGATGTACCTAAAAGGGATAAGGAAAAAGAAAGCAATGAGTTTCAAATAAAGCTGAATGATAGGATTGCAAAATTAAAGTATGTTCGCTTAGTTAATACGAATTTCAGTAAAAACGATTTAATGATAACCCTTACATACAAGGATGGATATCTTCCTACGGAAAAGCAAGCAAAGAAGGATGTTGCAAATTATATTAGGAGATTAAAGACGTATCGCAAAAAGCACAATCTGCCAGAACTTAAGTACATTTATATAATTGGATATGAGGATGAAGAAAAACAACATAAAAGTAAAAAGATAAGAGTGCATCATCACATCATCATAAATGTAATGGATAGAAATGCAGCTGAGGATCTATGGGGAAAAGGAAGAGTAGAAGCTAAGAGACTTCAACCGGATGAATTTGGACTTGAAGGAATAGCAAGATATATGGCAAATCAAAGGGGCAAACGTTGGTATGCCTCCAGGAACTTAAAAAACCCAGACGAACATAGAGAGGTAACAAAACTCACAAAGAGAAAAGTAGAAAAAATGGCTATGAATGAAAACGACCTTGAAGCTATGTTTGAAAAGCTTTACAGCAATAAATACAAATTTTTGGACTGTACAAAATATGTATCTGAAATAACAGGAGGAACATATTTATACTGCAGGATGCGAAAGAGAGATTGAAACTAGGAGGTAACGAGTATGGCAAGCGGATGCATACTTAATGATGATTGTCCGGTATGCCATGAGTTAGTGTGGGAAGACGACTGTACTATGTTTCACGACTTGTTAATGCATACTGGATGTACAAAACAGAATACCAAAAGCAGATATGGCATGAGTGAAAAGCAATATATTGGATTGTGTGGTGCACAGCTTCTTCGTAAGGATATTGAATTTCTAAAAGAGATAGAGAGTGAAAGACACAATGAAACCATAGAAATGCTGAAAGAAATGGAGCAGAGACTAAAAATAATAGAAAACAAATAATTAATAGTTAGCGGAGGACATTATGTTTGAAAAATTAAAGAATGAAATAGATAAATTAAAAAATGGAGGATATCCAAGAGAAGAATTTTATCGGGTATATGGCAGATGTCAAATGGCTTACGAGCTTGAGAAAATTAGTAAGACAGAATACCTTGAATTGAACCATGAAGTCGTAGCAGACGGAATTAATAACAGTAAGTATTTTTAGGAGGAAGTATGAATAATAAAATTCAAGAAGATTTAGAGGACTGGCAAGAAAGATGTTCCGAGTGTTATAAAAGTTATGGTAATTGTTGCATTATTGAAGAATTACCGGAATGTGAAATAGATAGGAACATTAAAGAAATTCAAAGTATATTAGCTGAATAAATTAAATTTAAGAGAGAAGGGAAAGAAGTGCAAGAGGTAAACATCTACATAGACGTTAAGCATACTGGACATTTAAAGACCGGGACCGGCACCTACGGAATAGTATTGGAGTACATAAAAGAAGATGGCACACCAAGGACTAGAGAAATATTCGAGGGACTAAATCATACTACCAAGAACCGGACAGCTTTAAAAGCTTGTGTAGTAGCTCTAGAGCATCTTATCAAAACATGTAGTGTAAAACTATTCATCGATTCACTCTATGTTGAAAATGCCATTAATCAGAAATGGTATGAGAAGTGGGAGCTTGAAAACTGGATAAGCAAAAGAAAACCTGTTAAAAATGCAGACCTATGGCAGCAGTTACTAGGGCATATGAATAAGAATAGCGTGGAGTACCAGTTTACGGAGTCAAATCAATATAGTGCTTATATGGTCACAATGTTAAAACGGATAGAAATAGAATATAAGGAGGACGTACAAGATGTTTGATAAATTTGGAGAATTTGACAGTATAGAAGAACTCAACATGGCAGCAGAGGAGCAGATACAGCAAGGGAATAGGGAAAGCTTAATAGCTCTAGCCAAAGAGAACGGAATAGATAAATATTCAGCAGAGGCATATTGGAACAAAGAAACAAATGAATTAATTGATTATTTTTCTGGAGCAATTGGAAAACTCAGTATAGAAAAGGATAACTTAAAATCAATGATGCCAGTAGCTCCAATCGTAGATTACCTTAGTAGTCTATGCATGGATGAAGCCTTTGCAAGAATAGTACGTTCTAAAGCAAAGAACTTGAAAGCTTGTATTGAGTATACTGAGAAGAAATGTAAAGAAGAGTGCGATAGGACAAAAGCACAATATGTTGCCGATATGACCGTATTTGAATGGTCAAAAGAATATTATATGGAGGGATAAAATGATTGCTTACAAAGCGTTTGAAAAAGATCTCTCTTGTACGTCAGGAGGAAATAGGTTTCAGTATAAGCTTGGAGAGTGGAATGAGGAACCGGAAGCAAACTGCGTAAAAAATGGTTTTCATTGTGCTGAAAATCCACTTGATTGTCTAAGTTATTATCCAAATTGGGATACAACAGTATATTACATGGTATTAGCTGGTGGAGATATTAATGAAGATGGAACGGATAGTAAAATTGCCTGTACAAGAATGCGATTGGTAAAACAGCTGACACTTGAAGAATTTGTATATGTAAGTTTGGATTATATGGTAAAACATCCATTCATGAAAAAGAACAATCATGTAGATGAAGAAATAAGTAGGAGAAACTTTTACAAAAATGGATTTGAGATTGTACGAGGTAAGAACCCGAAAGCTTCAGGCACACTTGGAATGGTAATAGGGTTTGCTAAAGAAAGCATAGACGGTGCCGAAATAAATGAAATTTCAGTAATAACGATAGATGGAAAAGAATTTCTTCCGGATGCATTTTATAGAGTTGATGGAACTCTTACAGGAGGCGGATTGCTATGAAGAAGAAAGAAATAGAAAAAATACCATGGATTTCAAAAAAGTTCGGAAAGCAAATGTCGGTTACAGCAAAGATTTTCGACTTAAATGGTGAGAAAACACTCATTGTGGATGTAACGAAGGAAGTACCAGTGATTCGAATATGCTTGACTAAAAGTGATTATGCAAATTACTTACCTATCGGTTCTCTGATAAGTGAGGGAAAAACGTGGTCATATAAAAATATTGAGAATCTGAGCATGCATCATAAACTAGGAAAACCTAGAACTCATATATCACAGGAATGCGAAATGGTAATACATAAATTTACAAATAATAATTACCGGATACAGAACTGGGAAAGTGAAATCAGTAATATGCAGCAGGGTTTAGCTTGCAAGAAAACTCGAATAGCGGAAGAACGGAGATATAAGCGGATAAAAGAACGGATGAAAACAGTTTCTAAAGAGCCGGACGGCTTTGAAAAATGGGCGTACAGCATGATTAAGCAGCATCGCATCACGATACTACCATTCAGAAAAAATAAGACAACTAGGGGAGTATGCTCGGCATGTGGAAAAGAAAATGTATACCAAAAGGGAACAATATCACCAAAGGATACGGTCAAGTGTCCAAACTGTGGTGCTGAAGCAATCGTAAAAAGGGTTGATTGGGAGCACATGAACCCTTTTCCAGTAGAAAAATTGGCAGCAGAGATTCTGTTATTCCAAAGGACAAGTGAAGGATTTGTAGAAAGGCACTTTGTAACGTGGAAAGATATAGGGATCCATAAAGAAACGCATGGAATTTACGAAAAGGGTAGGATTTTCAGAGTCGAAAATAAAACATATACATATTATGCAAAGCAAGGTTATGGGGATATATTCTGGGATGATAAGAATTTGTATGGCATGTACAGCATTGTATTATGCAATGGGCCAGTTTATATCAGAAACATTACACAAAAGATGTTTGAGGGTACTCAGTACAAATATTGCTCAATGGAATTACTAAAGAATGAGCAGAAATTTGCACCAGTAGCATATCTCACCAAGTATGAGGAGATGCCACAGCTTGAAATGATGGTAAAAGTAGGATTGAAAAAGTTAGCAATTCAAATCTCTAAATATGATTTTGTAGAAGGAAATAAACCATGGGAAATACTCGGAATTAATAAAAAGCAGTTTAACCGAATGAGGGAGATAAACGGTGGTAGGCTGGAACTTCTTTGGATGGAGTATGAAATGCAGAAAAATAGGATAATGGAAAATAAGGTTATCCAATGGTTATCAAAAAATTATATAAAACCTCAGGATATTGGTTTTATAAATGATAGAATGTCTGAAACGAAGATTTGCAATTATTTGCAAAAGCAGTATAAATTGCATCAAAGAAAACCTAATGAACTAATTGAAACATGGAAAGATTATCTGAGCATGGCTAATCGGTTGAAAATGGACATTAAACATGAGCTGATTTATAAACCGAAGGATCTGTTAAAAAGTCATAATGAAGCAGTAAGTCTTTGCGGAGGGCAAGCGATTGCCAAGCGTGTAGCTGAAATTGCTGGGGATTATCCGGATATTGATAATATATACCAATCAATCAAAGCAAAATATGAATTTTCAGGAAAGGAATATATCATAGTTGTTCCTGAAAAGATTGAGGATATTATCAAAGAAGGGCGAGTTCTGGGACATTGCCTTGATAGCAGCAATATTTATTTTGACCGTATTCAAAGAAGAGAATCTTATATAGTTTTCCTACGAAAGAAGGAAGATCCGGAACAACCATATTACACGCTTGAGATTGAACCAGGAGGAGCAACACGGCAGAAACGAACCGTTGGAGATAAACAGAATAAGGATTTTGAAGAAGCGAAAATATTTATTAGAAAATGGCAGTTTGCAATTCAAAATAAACTTACACAAAAAGACAAGGAACTGGCCGAAACTAGCGCTGTACTGAGAGTTGAGGAATTAAAAGAACTTAGAAAGACAAAAGTAAAAATATGGCATGGAAGTCTTGCAGGACAATTACTTGCAGATGTACTAGAAGCAGACCTAATGGAAATCCAACTGGAAGAAGCAATATAGAAAGAAGGGAAATAATGAAAAGTATAATGCAAGAGGAAGACGATTACAATTGTTACATTTGTGGTACTCCTGCAAATTATGTTGATGGCGCATTAGAAGAACATCACATATTTGGTGGTACCGCTAACAAAAAGAAGTCAGAACAACATGGACTGAAAGTAAAACTTCATGCATTTAAGTGTCATAGGTTAGGACCAGAAGCAGTACATAAAAACAAAAAAGTTAGTTTAGTATTAATGGCAGCAGCACAGAAGAGGTTCGAAGAAACACATACTAGAGAAGAGTTTAGAAAAGAATTTGGTAAGAACCGGTTATAAAGGTTGTCACACCTTTTTAGGTTGTATTTATATCACATTGTAACTCGTACATATGGCATAGCAATCTCTTCCGGCGGCCGCAACCGCCGGAGAAAGGAAAAAATGAATACAAATCAGGAATATCAAGAGGTAGTAGAGGCAGTAAGAAACATAACAATAGAATTAAATTCTTTTCAAGAGGCGGATATCAGTAACTTAAAAGTTCCTATCATTTGTATATACTCTAAACCAAATGATTATAAAAATAAGATTATAGCGAGAATGTTTGATCTGGAAGAACCTCTTAATATAATAATAGTGCGCTACACCATAGAAGAAATAAGGGAAGACATTATAAAGACCTTTCCAAACATGGTCCGATTTGACAGAGCAGTAAATGATACAAAGAGCATAACAGAAACATGGATTTAGATATAAAGTAAAACATTAAGGAGGAACAATGATGAATGAATTAACCACAGAGGTAACTGCAATATCAAACCTAAAGCAAATGAAGGTTATCATTAAAGCTGAATTAGAAAGCCTAGTAGATGGATGTATGGCAGTTGGGTACTATCTAAAAAGAACCAGGGACACAGAAATGTTTACAGAAGAGGGATATGAGAGTGTCTTTGATTTTGCAAAGAAAGAATTTAATTTAGGAAGAAGCAGTGTATATACATATATGGCCATCAATGACAATTTCAGCGTTGGAGGAAATAGTCCAGAGTTAGCAGACAATTTCAGAGGATACGGAAGCTCTAAGCTAGCAGAAATGCTTACATTAACTGATGAACAGATGCAAGACATAACACCGGATGCAACCGTAAAAGAAATAAAAGAGTATAAGAAAGTTATAAATGAAATTGAAAGTCCAGACGTCTGGACAAATGGCTTAAATGCTCAATGCGAAGCCGATTTTAAGCTATCAGAAAACAATATGGAAAGTGACATAATTGTAAAAAATGGACTGAAAGATTTCATACATTTTTATTTCCTAAATGAAGGAAGAAATGTCTTTGAAAAGGTTAATAACATTCTTTTGTCGGCAGCAGTAGACAAAGAAAACAAAATCATGTTTGCCATTGCTCCTAGTAAGTTCAAAATGATTCGTATACCAGGTGGAAGCGCATTATGTAATGCAGAGAATATATCAATTATAAGAGCTGGTACACCAAAAGAAGTATATACATACCAAGAATTGATCGAAATAATAACTTATTTGTTTGAACCATCTAATCTGGAATTAGCAAAAGAAACATTTAAAAGGTATTATCAAGAGGATCTAATGCCACCAGTACCAGTAAAAGTAGAGATTAAGAATATAAAAGAAGAAAAAACAGTAGATAAGAAGATAAAACCAAAACAAGTTGATTCATCTAAGGGCGAGGACAATTCTGAAGAAGATACTGAAGATGAAAATGAAGAAGATGATACTGACGATGAAGATGAAATTAAAGAGTTAGAAGACGACAATATACCAGGACAAAAAAAGATAGAGGATTATCCTGAATGCCTTCCAGATGCTCATGAAGTGGTTGAAAAAGTAGAAGGTGAAGTAATACAGGAAGAACCCATAAAAGAGATAGAGACAGAAGAAACTAATGATCTTCCTGAAGAGAATAAAAAACCTTGGACAAGCCCTGAAATAGTTGAGAAAGCAGCAGAAGTAATAATAGATCAAGACAAATGCCAATATTGCAATATGCAATTTCCAAAGAATTTAGTTACAGAGAATTTCTTCATAGCAATTAAAAACAATGGATACCTAGAATTCTATCCTAAAAGTAATGCTATGGAAAAAACAAATGAGAAAGTAAAAATAAATCTATGTCCAATGTGTGGAAGGAAATTTTCGACATCCGAGCTAAATTAATACTAGTATCACTAAATAAGATCCAAAATAGCAGCAGAATACAATCATCATTTAGGAGGTTAGGATGGAAAAAGATGAAAAAGATAAACGATACAGAATAGCATACGAAAAAAATGAATCATTAAACAGATGCGGATATTGGAATGTATGTACCGATCATGCCTGTGGATGTTCTCCAACTGCAAAAGTAAGTCAAGGCTATGATTTTGAAACTTATGAGGTAATGAGTAAAAGTAGATATGAAGATTAAGTTGAAAAAATTAAAGAAGGAAAAATAAAAAATGAGAATGGTTTATACGGTGGATATAAATGAGGATATATGCGGACTAGATAACATATTAAAGGCACTTGATGAAACTATAGGTGAAGTTGGATTTGGAGTAAAAGCAAGCAAGTTAGAATCTGATGAAGAGGTTGTGAGTATTAACAATTAAGGTATATGGAGGTAGAAGAGTGGCATCATACAATGTTACATTTGCAAAATTATACGAAGTAACTATTGAAGCGGAAAACAGAGAAAAGGCAGAGGACAAAGCATCTGTTATGGAAGATGATGAAATCATTGCAAAAGCAGATAAAGAAGAAATGATAGTTTGGAATATACCTTACAAACCTTATTTGAACATTCCACTAAACTAAAAGAAGGTGAGAAAAATTATAATTTAGCGCACTAAATTGTACATTGAAAATCAAATATTGAGTAGTAGAAAAAAGAGACTCTTATTCTGAATCCCTTTCAAAGATTATTAAATCACCAGGCTGACAGTTTAAAAGGCTACAGATTATATTGATATTTTCCCATGATATTAATTCGGAATTACGCATTTTCTGAATTGTTGCTTCTCCGAGTAATTTATCTTTACGAAGCTTATAAGTACTAAATCCAATATTTTTAAGGCTTTGAAGAACATCGATTTTGTATTTGAGCATAGTAGCACCTCCTGTCTATAGGATAACAGAATACTACACTTATTGCAAGTGTATATAGTGTACAAAAATACACTTAATATTTGTGTATTTTGTCAATTGTTATACACTTAATACAAGTGTATAATTACCTTCATAAGGAACAAATAATAAACCAATTGGAGGTATAAAAATATGAAAAAGTTTGAAGAAGATTATTTTGTAATTCAATTAATGGCGAAGGGTTCATATGTAGACAACAGCAATGGGAGTGACTGTTTATACTTGGTTGAAGCTTTTACAATTCGATTAAACCACATTGCATTAAATGCATGGATTCTATCTGCAATGTTCAATACTCGTGATTGTTACGAAACTGACGAGGAATGGGAAACGCACAAAGCTGAGTATAAGACAAGGCGAGAAGCCTTTAATAAGCAAATAATTGAAGCATTGGAAATTGAGCCAAGCGCGGGAAGTGTAAGCATCACTCAAGCGCAGTCGGAAGTGTTCACGGTAGTTCATATTAGGAAAATATCATAATGATAAACAAAAGCCTACTACTCAGTATTTGATAGTAGGTTTTTGTGAGCTAAACTAAAATGATTGAACAAACATCACTTAAAATTTAGAGAGGAAAAAAGGTTTATGAAAAAAGAATTAACAGAGGATAAATTATCTGAGAATGAAAGAATTATAAGGGATTATTGTAATTCAAAGTCTTATGATTCTAAAAGGTTAGCAGAAGTGTTAAGGTTTGGGCTTGACCACGAACAACTAATTACATTATGCAGAGATATTTTGGACAATATAAGATAAACTTATGATTTAGGGAGGTAAATATGGCTTATACAGAGCAGGAACAAATCGAATTAAACCAACAACTTAAAAGATGGCAGAAACGACAACTTACTGCCGTAAGACAAAACAATATAGATAGAGCATTTGAAGTTATGAATGAGATTGATAGGGCGGTATGGGAGCGAGTTGCAAAAGCTGAAAGCCACAAAGACGTGAGTGTTTTAGTGTGGGATATGGCTGAAAAAATCATAAGTAAGTATTGCAAGTTGGCAAGATAAACTATAACTTATCAAGGAGAAAGGCATGAATCGAAATATCTTGAAAGTATCTAAATGTGGAGCAGCTGATAGTAAATATTTCTCTAATCCTCAGCAATTTGAAAAGGATATCGAAAAAGGTAAATTTGATGCTACATTGTTTAAGGCGAAGGTCAGAGAATTAGTATTAAAGGATCCAAGTAAGTTAGATATTAGATATCACCAGGCAATAGAAACAATGATAGAGATCAAAGAGGAATTTAGATTATAAAACAGGAGGAAATCTATGAAGATAATTGCAATAATGAATCCAAAAGGTGGAATAGGTAAAACAATCACAGCTTCTTCCATTGGTTACATATTAGGCGAAGAGCACAATAAAAAGATATTAATGATAGATGGAGATCAGCAAGGGAACCTTTCAAAATTGTTCAGTAGATATGAGCCAGAAGGAATAGGAATGTCAGAACTGTTAGAACATCATGTAGAGCATGGTGGAGAATATCATACTAACGATTTAATTAAGACAACACCATATAGCCACGTAGATATTATTCCTTCAAATGGCTACCTCATGAGAACAAACATGAATTTACTGCTTGACCGAACAGAAAACCAAATTACAAGGTTTTCTGTGGCCATGGAAGAAATCAAAGATATATACGACTATGTGATATGTGACTGCGGCTTAATATTAGATATGACAGTTACAAATATCATCCTTGCCTCTGGTTTAGTCATTGCCCCAGTAAAAGTAGGAGGATTCGAGATAGATGCTCTGGAAAACTTAATAGAACAGATTGAGGATTTAAAGCAGATAACCCCTGAATTAAGAGTAAAAGCACTTATGACTATGAGACAGAAAAACAAAGTATCTTTGCAGGTAGAGGAATGGCTAAAGGACGATTCTGGTTATGATGCATTTATTACACCAATCAGAAGATCAATTGTAGTAGAAAAGTCTACCACAGGATTTGTGCCTCTTCCAAAGTTCTCAAAGAATTGTATTGCATCCCAAGACTATAGGAACGTTGTACATGAACTATTAAGAGAAACGGAGGGTTAACCATGGCAGCAGGATTTAGTGTATTAGATAGCTTAAACAGAAACAGCAAAGCCGGAGTAGATGAATCGCCAAAGGCAAGATTTAGAACAAAGGATATAAGCGTATTCAAGATGTATCGGAATGAATCAAATTTCTATGAAATCAATGATATTGAAGAACTAGCAGCTAAAATATTAATGACCGGATTAATGGAAAACATGGCAATCGTATATGATCCTTCTGATAAAGGAGAATATCGAATCATATCAGGTGAGCGAAGATGGGAAGGTTTAAAACTTCTTGTATCACGAGGATATACAGAATTCGAAATAGCTACGTGTCAGATTCGGACACTGGTTGAAAAATCAGAAGAAGAAATAGAAATCATTATAAGTAATTCACAGAGAGTCAAATCAATACAGGATATGCTAGAAGAGGAAAAGCGATTGAAAGCCAATCTTGAACACATGAAAGAAACTGGAATGACAATCAAAGGGTATGACCTTTCAAAAGGCAGATTAAGAGACATTATAGCTGACATGCTTCAGATAAGCAAAACAAAGGTAGCTCTAATTGAAAATATCAACAATAATTTGATTCCGGAATTTAAGGAAGAACTTAAAGCAGACCGACTTACCTTTTCAGCTGCGAATGAGATATCCGGCATGACTGAGGAAAAGCAGAATGAAGTATACGAGAAATATAGAGATACTGGAAGTATTACGCTTAAAGAAGTCAAAGAAATAAAACAAGTGGAAGCAGAGCAGCAGGAGGAGGACGAACCTGAACAGGAAGAGAACCAGGAAGAAGAACAGGTAGAAAGTCATATAGAAGACCAAGAGGTTCAAAAGGTATTTAATCCTACACCAGAGGTTATAACATCTAAATGCTATTCCTGTGAAAACTGGGATATATGCTCTGAAAAAGGTCCTACAGTTACATACTGCAAAGATTTAGTACTTAGAATCAGTAATACAATATCTGACCGGGCAGCAGAGGATGAGGCGAATGCAATTGAGAAAACAAGCCAATCACAGCCAATCAAGGAAGAGATAAAAGAGACAATTACAGAAGAAAAAAGCCACTCAGATACTAAAGTACATAATATTAAAATCGCTAGTATGTATTTTGAAGAAGTATTAAGTGGAATTAAGCCTTTTGAGTTAAGAAAGAATGATAGTGACTATAAAATTGGTGATAGGCTCAATATGGCAGAATACGCAGAAGGAACGCAAACCGGAAGATTTGTTAAGGCCGTGATAACATGCATGCTCCAAGACTACACAGGGATTACAGATGGTTACTGTATTCTTGGAATAGAGGTAATAAAGTAAATTGTGATTTAGGAAGGTGGGCACTTACATGACAGGAGAAAATTTGATAATAGCAAATGAAATAATGCAAATAATTACTACTCTAGAAAAAGAAATTAGAACATTGTCTGACATGGAATATAACACTAGAAAAAAGAAAGAGTGTACTCACAGGGTATGTTTAAAGAAATTATTTAAAAAGCCTATAGAAAAGACCGTTTATAATTATTGGAGTTCTCAGGATTTAGACAGCATAAATAGTATTATTTTATTTGATGCAGATGAAGTAAAGGTATTGATAGATTTCAAACAAAAAAAGGTTGAAAGACTAAAAAGAGAACTTCAAGAATTGTAATTAAACAAATTTATAATTTAGTGCAACAACAGAGAGGACGTGAAACAGATGATATTACACGGTGATTGCTTAGAAAAACTCAAAGAATTACAGGATCAATCTATAAACTGCTGTGTAACTTCTCCTCCATATTACGGACTTAGGGATTACGGAGTTGATGGACAGATAGGTTTAGAGGAAACACCAGAAGAATACATAGAAAAACTTGTGAGTGTGATGCGTGAAGTTAAACGAACCCTTGCAGACACCGGAACTCTTTGGCTAAATATCGGAGATAGTTATGCAGGATCCGGAAAAGGTGCAGCACACTACCCGGACAATGTGAAAGCCTTTAAGCAGGCAACGAATAAGGGCACTGTAGATAAGAAACATATGCCGGGAGCATATGTCGGTAATGGAATTAAGGCAAAAGATTTAATAGGAATTCCTTGGATGCTAGCATTTGCTTTGCGAGCTGATGGTTGGTATTTGAGACAGGATATTATCTGGAACAAGCCTAATCCGATGCCAGAGAGTGTGACGGACAGATGTACCAAGTCCCATGAATATATTTTTTTACTCAGTAAATCACCGCATTATTATTATGATTACGAGGCAATAAAAGAACCAACGGTTTACCCTGTAGGATCTCGAGTTGATAAGAAAAGAGGAGAATTTAAAGGAAAATATCATGTACACGAGGAATTTAAGCATATTTCCGATAGCTTCAGAGCAATTAGAGATACCAGGAATAAAAGAGATGTATGGACAGTATCTACAAAACCATATCGAGGTGCACATTTTGCAACATTTCCAAAAGAATTAATTGAGCCATGTATATTAGCAGGATGTCCAATAGGTGGAACCGTTTTAGATTGCTTCTTCGGTAGCGGAACGGTAGGAGAAGTTGCAATTGAAAACCAACGAAATTATATCGGTATTGAGCTTAATAAGAAATACTGCGATCTAGCCAGAAACAGAATTAACAATACGCAAATCAAAATAGAATTGGTACGCTAAACTAAAATTAATATTTAAGAGAGGTGAAAAAATGAAAAGATTTTTTGAAAAGATATATGTAACTTTAAAGCTAATTCAAATAGCAAAGCAAAATGAAAAACGTAATAAGTTTTACAAGCTCTTCCTGTGTCTGCAATCATAGCATCAATCGAAATACAAATCGGAATATTAAGAAGCAGAGGAATTGAAATAAAAGACTGGGATAATAAGAAAAGAGCTCTGAGTCAGATCAGGATGATAGGTGGTAAAGCATATTTCTTAGCAGCAGAGGAGTAGATGGGATGGAGAGTACATTAATCAAAAAGGAAGAACTGACAGATAAATTACGAAAGCTAGAGGATGATAAGATAATTCTTAAGAGATACCTCAGTCAATATTACATATGCAAAAAGAAGAAATCGTTGCTAGAGAGAAGACTGAAGGAAGTCAATATAGAACTGAAACAACCAATTGGTGGAGTTGGTTATAGCCAGGTGCCAAGGTCACAAACTAACGCAGTTAGTTTAGGGTCAGCAAGCATCATCTTTCGTATAGCAGAGATTGAAGAGCGCATAGCAAACCAAAAGGATATCGTTAGTATGGCAATGCTTAAGACTATGGACATCATGGACTTCCTGCCTGAGACATCTACAGAGAGAATGATATTGGAACTAAGACACATAGATTGTGTGTCGTGGGAGCAGGTCGTTAAGGATACAAGCTTAACACGAACACCATGCAATAACTATTACAACAAGGGAATTGATAAGCTAATGGAATATAAGAAGGTAAGAAGGATAATAGACACCTACAAGAAGACGCTAGAAGACGATGAATAGAGAGAACATAAGAACTAGCAGGGAAGGCAAGGGGTGAAGAGACAAAGCAATCCACATGAGTATAAGCATACGCTAAGAATAAGGGCACCAAGACAACACAGAGATACGATTGGTAATATAAAGCTGGAAAGATTACTGACAAATAATATAGGCAATCATTACGAGACATACACTCTTGATATATCTTAAGACATGATCAACCTATGAGTACTTAGTAAGAAGGCTATTGATACACTCACATGCAATACATACGAAAGAAAAGTAAAAGAGTACATTAAAGTACATTGTAATGTGTTAAAGTGATAACATGAAAGAACAAGAGCAGTAGACCATAGCTAATAGCAGAGAGCATCGTGCATAAAACATGTGTATGATGCTCTTTTTGTGTCAAAAAAGGGCATATGTGGACATGCCAAGGTACTACCCAGGGAAAATATTTCATGCGGGGCGGGGAACGCTCGGGATTTCCCTTTATATAAAATAAAAATTGAAGGTACTTCCTTCCTCTTTTTGGTTCTTCGAGAGGTACAAAACTACACAAAACAAATGTTCTGTTTTGCGTATGAAAATGATTGAGGTGAAGACCAATGATTGTAAACCAGAAACAACTTGCAAATACGCTTGGAATAACGAGTCGGCGAGTTCGGCAACTTCGCGAAGAAGGCTTTTTTAACTATGCTGAAAATAACCGTGGATATAGCCTTGAAAAGTGTGTTCAAGAGTACATCGAATATAAAGTAAAAGCGGAAACGAAACAAGGTACATCGATAGACAAAGAACGGGAACAGGCAGAGCATGAAAGAATCAAGAAAAAGATATCAGAATTGAAACTTCGTAAAATGAAAAAAGAACTTCATGAGGCAGCAGATGTTGAACTGTTCTTAAGTGAAATGTTAATGAATTTTAAGAACAGATTGTTATCAATACCAAATAAAGTAGCAGTTCAAGTCTTAGGAGAATCTGATATTAACCGAATAATAAAATTATTGTCAGATGAACTGATTGAAACATTGGAGGAATTATCAGAATACGATCCAGATGCAATCAATGGTGAAACACCATCAGAATATGATGAAGATACATCGGATGAAGAGGAAGACGCAGAAGATCCGGAAAATGATGTGGAGGAATGATAATGTAAAGTAGGTGGTCAGGTGAGCAATGAAAGATTAAGGGCAAGGGGAAAAACAGCCAACTTATTTCGAAGGACATTAAAAAGAAATTTATCTAAGCCTGAGCAACTGACGGTAAGCCAATGGGCTGAAAAGTATCGCATACTTGATGAAACGAGTAGTTTACCAGGTAAGTGGTCAAATGCTGTAACTCCATATCTGGTTGAAATCATGGATAGTTTTAATGATCCATACATTGAACATATTAATTTCTGTAAACCAACTCAAGTTGGTGGTACCGAAGCACTCATTAATATGATTGGATGGATCGTAGCTCAAAACCCATCACCTACAATGATTGTCTATCCTACTGATGATTTGGCAAAAGACATATCAAATGACAAATTGCAACCGGCATTTACAAAAAGTCCGACTCTAAGAGAAAGGTTTTATAAGAATTCATCCAAAGAACTGAACTTAAAGTTTCGAGGAATGAGCTTATACTTACGAGGTGGAAATTCTCCAAGTAAATTGGCATCAAAAGCAATTAAATATTTAATGTTTGATGAAATAGACAAAATGGGAGGTGCTTCAAAAAAAGAGGCATCGGCTTATTCCTTGGCAACAGAAAGAACGAAAACATTTAAATATTCTAAAAAGATCTACACCTGTTCAACACCTACTCTGAAAAATAATTATATATGGAAATTGCATGAGGCAGCAGATGAGAAAAGACATTACTTTGTCCCATGTCCACATTGTGGAGAGTATATTGAACTAAAATGGAAACAGGTCATATTTGATGAAGATGATAAAAAGGAAATGAGTATAAAGGATAGAGCTGCAACCGCAATCTATGTATGCCAAGAATGTGCTTGTAGCATAGAAGACAGATTAAAACCCGCCATGCTAAGAAAAGGAGAGTGGAGAGATGTAAAAGGTACCTGTATTGGTAAACCCAAAAGTGTGTCGTTCTGGATTAATTCACTTTATAGTATTTTTGTAAACTGGTCTGATGCTGTAAAGGCATTTTTAGAATCAAAAGATGATACTGATGCGTTACAAAACTTTATAAACTCTTGGCTTGCCGAACCTTGGGAAGATAGTAAATTAAAAACATCTGAAGAACTTGTTTTAGAAAGACAGACTGAAGATGAAGAATTTGTTGTACCAGAATGGGCGAAGATGCTCACTGGTGGAGTAGACGTTCAAGAAAATTGTCTGTACTGGATCATTCGTGCATGGGGAGATTTTATAACAAGTCAAAACATATGCCATGGGCAAGCTTTTTCTTTTGAAGATGTAGAAAAGATTATGAATTTGGAATATCAAAAACTGAGTGGAGAAAAGTTAGTCGTAGATCTGGCATTAATTGATTCTGGAAATAATGCAGATGAAGTATATGATTTTTGTGCAAATAATTCAGACTGGGCAACTCCTTGCAAAGGCTCATCCAATCCTATGTTATCACATTATAAACTTAGTAAAGTAAATAAAGAGTCATCAAAAGCCTACGGAATGAATCTGGTTCTCGTAGATGGTGGAAAGTACAAAGATATGATTGCCGGGCGTATGCAAAAAGAAAACGGAAAAGGATCCTGGATGGTGTACCAAGGTTGTGATCAAGAATATGCAAAGCAAGTTACAGCAGAGCATAAGGTTAATGTGAAAAATGGAAACAGTGTAAGAACAGAGTGGACGCTTAAAATATCACATGCAGATAATCACTATTTAGATAGTGAAGTATATGCACTTGCTGCAGCAGATATTTGCGGAGTAAGAACTTTACATCTAAATAATATTCAAGAAGAATCAGAACTAGAAAAAAAGAAAAGTGACCAATATTCTCCAGAGGAAGATTGGATAAGAAAAAATGAGACATGGATAAAAGGAGGATAAACAATGAATGATGTATTGACGGTCAAAGAAATGCTTGGGGAAGTCAATAATGCAATTTATGCAGTTTTAGTTGGTGGTCAATCATATCAGATCGGATCTAGAAAAATGACACGTGCAGACCTAAAGTTACTAAATGAAATGAAAAACGATCTTACAGCACAAGTTGCATCATTTGAAGAAAGTAATTTAATTGCTGACACCACGGTAGCGATATTTAGCGGGAGGTGATTCATTGAGTTGGTTAGATAATTTAATAGGATTTGTATCCCCGGAAAGGGGTGCAAAAAGAGAAGCATGGAGACAAAATTTAGAAGAATTAAGAAGTTACGATGCTGGAAGTAGCGACAGGAGTAATGCCAATTGGAGAGTGACAAATCAATCTGCAGAGTTTACAGACAGATTCAGCCGTGACAATGTTCGAGCTAGGGCGAGAGATTTAGAAAGAAACTCCGATATGATGAATTCCGTAACCGGAGCTTATAAAAGAAATGTAGTTGGTGGAGGATATGCATTGCAAGTAAAGACACCAGATGAAGTACTCAATAAAGAAATTGAGAAGCAATGGAAAAGATGGTGTAAAAAGAAGAATTGTGATGTAACTGGAACGCAAAGCTTTAATCAAATGCTAAGAATGGCTGTAGAAAGAAAAAAAGTAGATGGAGGAATGCTATTCATTAAGCGATATACCGATGGTGGCATAGTTCCTTTTAAAATACAGGCAATCGAAGTAGATGAATTGGATATCAGTCAAATGACACCAAAAGAAGTAACAAACCGAGTAGTCGGAGGTATTGAATACAGTAGTTACAATAAACCAATGGGTTACTGGATTAAGCGATATAGCATTGATGGATATACGATGGAGAATCCAATCTACATTGAAGCAAAAGATGTAATCTTCTATTTTTCAAAGAAAAGACCATCACAAATCAGAGAAATGTCGGACATGTCGCCAACCATAACAAGGATTCGTGATGCAAATGAATTCATGGTTGCTGTATCAGTAAAAGAAAGAATAGCAGCTTGTCTTTCTGTATTCATTAAGAAAACAATACCAACAACAGGTATGGGCAGGGGTAGCGAAAAAACTAATGTAAATGGAAAAATGGAATATGAAGGTAAGACGATATCACCCGGAATGATAAAAGAACTAAATGCTGGGGACGAAATCCAAGTAGTAAATCCTACTGGACAAGCAACTGATGCAACAAGCTACATAAAACTGCAACAACGACTGGTAGGAGCAGGACAGGGAATCAGTTATGAGGCAACATCCAGAGATATGTCTGAAACAAATTATTCCTCTGCCAGACAGGGAGCGATTGAAGACGGTCTTACCTATATTGAGGAAATAGAACTGCTAAATGAAGTAATGGATGAAGTATATGAAACCTTTGTTATATCAGGAGTTTTAAAAGGACTCTTCATGATTGCAGACTTTTGGAATAAAAAAGATGATTACTTTGAACATGGTTGGATACAAGCTCCTAAGAAATGGATTGATCCTTACAAAGAAGCAAATGCAAATAGGATATCATTGCAAACTGGGCAAAAAACATTTAAACAAGTAGCGGCAGAAAACGGAAGAGATTGGAAAGAACAAATTAACGAAATCTCTGAAGTTTTAGAATATGCAAAATCTATCGGTATCGATTTAGGAGGTGTAATTTTTGACAAAACAAAGGAAGAACTTTATGAAGGAGAGGAAGATCCCGAACTCGACGATGATGACGAGAACGAAGGAAAACCCAAAGATACAGGAAAATCAAAAAATAAGTAAAGATGAGCGTAACAACCAAGAAACCCGATACTTTGAAGCATTGGCTATTAGAGCAATCGAGGGAGCAGGAAACGAAAGAAAATTTATACTTAGTTTTTCGAGTGAAGAACCCTATACAAGATGGTGGGGAACTGAAGTATTAGACCACAGCGAAGGCGCAGTGGATCTTACTCGACTAAGTGAAATAGGATGTCTCCTGTTTAATCACAACAGAGACAAAGTAATTGGAAAAGTCAATCGAGTATGGATTGAAAATAACAGAGGATGTGCCGAGGTCGAATTTGACACGGATGAAGAATCCGAAACAATCTATCAAAAAGTAAAGAGCGGAACACTAAAAGGCGTATCCGTAGGTTATCAGATAGATTCATGGGAAGAAGTTATGACAAACAAAATATCAGCAGATGGTAAATTTACAGGGCCAGTTGAAATTGCTAGAAAGTGGACACCTTTTGAAATATCAATCGTAAGTGTACCAGCCGATCCAACCGTTGGAGTCGGTAGAAAAATGGAAGAGAAGCCTCAAAAAGAGAATCAGGGAAACCAAAATCAAGACGGTATCCGGTCACTAGCTTTCTTTAAAAGGCAACTTCAAATAAATAAAAACATAATGGGAGGTAACAATTAATGGATCCAAAAAAGAAAAGACAACAAAAAACACTTAGACAACAGGAAATCGTAAATACTGCACAGGCAGCAAGCAGAGACTTAAGTACAGAGGAACAAAGAGAGTTTGATACGCTACAAAGAGAGATTGAACAGTTAACAACTGAGATTGAGACAGCAGAAAGAGCTGCATCACAGGCAACAGAAAGTCAAAGAGCAGTCGAAGAAGAAAGAGCGAGAATTGCAGATATTACAAACCTTTGCCGTGAATTTGGAATGGATACAGCAGACCATATTCAAAACGGAACTTCTGTAGAAGCCGTAAGGGCAGCAGTCATTGAACATATGAGAGCAACAGGAGCACCAGTCAATGTTCCTGGACGTGTGAATGTTGGTTCTGATGCAGGTGACAAATTCAGAACAGCAGCAGCAGATGCACTTATTATGAGAAGTGGAATTGCTTTAGTAACTCCAGCTGAAGGTGCTAGAGAATTAATGGGAATGAGTCTTCGTGATTTAGCAATTGAAACATTGCAAAACGATGGAATATCAAACCTAAACAGACGATCAAACGATGAAATATATGGAATGATGTGTAGACAGTTTTACAATCCAACAGCAGCGTTCCCAAGTATCTTGGATGCAGCAATCAATAAGTCCTATGTAGAGGGTCACAGAACCGCACCTGTTACATTTGACCAATGGACAACAAAAGGTACCCTGAAAGACTTTAAGACCGTTGAAAACAGATATTTAGCAGGTCCTGCCGGTGAATTTTTAGAAGTTCCAGAAGGTTCTGAACTAAAGCATGACCTACCAACGGATGAGAAATTGCCACAAAGAAAATTAAAAACTTATGGCCGCCAATTTACTATGACCAGACAAGCATTCATCAATGATGATATTGATTTCTTAGGTAAGATTCCTGCTAAGTATGCTGCCTCTGCTCGTAAAACACAGAATAAGCAAGTATATGAAATTATGGTTAAGAACCCTGCAGTTTACGACGGAACCGCACTATTTAGTGTAGCACATAAGAATGTAATTGCTACTGGGACTGGAATAACAGCAGAAGCACTTCAAAAAATCTTTATGGCATTACAATTGCAGACAAATCCATTTGGTGAAGCAATTATCATCAGACCTAGCTACATTGTTGTTCCAGTGGGGTATGCATTTACCATGTATACCATCTTAGAAAGTCCTACGGTTAATACAGCAAGCAATACGCAGGCAGCTAACCCTCTTTATCGTTATAAGAATCAAATCGTTGTAGTTGAGGATGCAACTATCAATGCATTATGTGGAACTGGAGCAATGCCATGGTTTGTAGTTGGCGATAAAACAGATACAGACTTCATTCAAGTAGATTATTTGAATGGTCAAGAAATCCCAACCATTAGAAGAATGGAAACACCGGGACAACTTGGATTTGTATGGGATATTTATCTAGACTGGGGTATCTCAGTAATGGATTGGAGAGGCGCTATTAAGAATCCGGGTACAACATTAAACCTAGGATTATAGTTGGAAGGAGAAGCAAATTATGAGTAAAGCAGCATATTGGCAAAGAGGGGAAACCCTAGATTATAGAAATAACACTGCTTCTATCATAGAAGCAAATACAGTCATTAAAATTGGAACACGAATTGGTGTAGCAGGAACACAGATCAATCCATCAGAGGTTGGTTCGCTTCATGTGACTGGAGTGTTTGAAATGGATAAGGCAGCAGCAGAAGCGATTACGATGGGTACCGTTGTATATTTCACTGGAACCGTAATTACAGCGACTGCAACAAATAATACACAAACAGGATATGCAGCAGCAGATGCAGTAGCAGCAGATGCAACTATCCTAGTAAAATTATTAGGATAGGAGTGATGATATGAAACTGATAGCAACATATCCGATTTTATACCAGTCAAGGCAATACCGAGTAGGAGAAGAAATACCTGCTAACAACGAAGAAATGGTAAGTGCCTGGACTGAAGCTGGAACCGCTGAGTGGCAAGAAGAAAAAGAAAAAAGTATTACAGCTAAACCTGTTACTGCGCAAGCAGGTTTAGCAGGTTTAGCTGTGGGTTCCGAATTAGAAGATAACCTAGCAGGAGTAGTACCAAAAACTCCTGGAAGAAGAAAACCTAAATAAAATGATAAAACGAACATTTAAGGAACTTGTGCAGGCAGATATCAGTAACACGTTCATGAATAAAGAAGAATTTTCTGATATTCATATGATAGATGGAAAACAGATGACAGTGACCATCGATAACAACGAACATATCGAACGGGAAAAGAGATACAACCGCACCATGGATGGAATCTATGTCAAACAAATTCTAATTTACGTCAGCAAGGCAGAATACGGACAGCTTCCGGCATTTGGTAAGCAATTGGTACTAGATGAGAAGCGGTACCGTGTAGCTGATGCGATTGATGAAGATGGTTTGTATTCCATAACACTGGAGGCGAATAAGAGTTGATAAAAATTGAAGTCGATAAGGTCATGATTCAAGCAATTGAAAAAAAACTGAATACCATGGGAAATAAAACACCAGAAGTCTTAAAGAAGGCTTTAAATGAAACTGCAAAGCAGGGAAGAAAACAGCTTGCTATTGAAGCCCAAAAGACATATGTAATTAAGAGTGGAAGATTTAATAAGGCAATGACAGTTAAAAACGCAACCAAGGGAAATTTAGAGGCTGTCATTGGATCCACTGGAGAAGTGACCGAACTAAAAGATTTCAAGGTATCACCTTCTAAATTTGCTACTGGTGAGAAAAGACCTGAAATTGTAAAAGCAAAAGGTTTAAAAAATAACAGTTTAAAAGCATTGCAAAAAGGAGACCTGAAGGCATTTGTTACTCGATTTGCAAGCGGACATGTAGCTGTAGTGCAAAGAAGAGGAAAAGCTCGACTACCATTAAAAAAATTACTCAGTCCTTCCATTCCCAAAATGCTTGGAAATGAGGAAAAGGTGTATGGAATAGTAGAACCTGATCTATTAAAAAACCTACAGAAAAACCTAAATAAATATATAGCTAAAACATTGGAGGGATGATAAATGACTGCATATGAACTTCAAGATGATTTGAAAACAGAATTAAAATCTATTTTTAAAGGATTTCAATTAATGACACCTTTTCTTGATGAAACAAGGAAACCAAAGATGTCAGAACCAAATGTGTTTGAACAGAGCTTACCAATAAGAGAAAATGATGAGCTAGATAACGAGCAAGATGACGATCCATTCCCCTATATAATAATTCGAGTAGATTCTGGAAGCATTGCCGGAGAATCATCCCACGATGTGAAATTGAGAATGATAATTGGGACTTATGATGAGAGTTTAGAAACAAATGGCCATAAAGACATTCTAAACATCATTCATAAAATTTATGAAAGATTTGAGAAAAACCCAGTGCTTGCTGAAAAATATGTAATGCAAGATAATTTGGAACATCCATTCAACTGGGCTTTGCAGGAAGAGGATACCTATCCATATTACTTTGGAGCCATAGAATCAACCTGGGCGACTACAGCAATAAGAAGGGAGAACAAATATACATGAGCACAAAAAAATCAAGTATTGATGAAACTGAAATTATAGAAACAATAGTAGAGAAAATAGCAGAACCTATGGCAAGTGAAAAAGAATCCATGGTATATGTTGGACCAACGATCAATGGAGTAGCAGTACAATATACCGTTTATAACAATGGAATATCCGCTGAACTAAAAACAGCAATCGAAGCAATGCCTGTCATTGGAAACTTAATAGTCCCAATAACAAAATTGTCGAGTACAATGCAAAACTTATCAAATCATCAAGGTGCAATGCACATTCAATTTGAGAAAGCAAAACAATATAAACCCAAGAAAGGGGAATAATCAATGTATTATAATCATGGAGTTAGAGTTCTGGAAAACCCAACCAGTATTCCAGTACCAATAACAGGAACAGCAGCGTTACAGGTTATATTCGGAACAGCGCCAATTAACTTGGCAACAGACCCATACGGGGCAACGAACAAATTAGTAATCGCATACAGCTATGCAGAGGCAGTAGCACAGCTTGGGTACAGTGAAGACTTTGAAAAATATACACTATGCCAGAGCATAGATGCATGTTTTAAAGTTTTTAATGTAGCACCAATTATTTTATGTAATGTTCTTGATCCAACTACTCATAAAATCGCAATCACAGAGGCAGCATATCCAGTTGTTGACCTACAAGCAACTATTAATATTCAAGGAGTGCTTCTTGATAAGCTGGTAGTTAAAAATGCTACAGTAGCATTAGTGGTAGATAAAGATTATATCACATCATTTGATACTGCTGGATATGCCGTAATCACGTTATTAGTAAGCGGTACTGCAGCAACAGCAATAAGCCTTACAGTCAGTGGCGTAAAAATTGATCCATCCCTTGTACTGGAAACACACGTAATTGGTGGATATGATGTAGCGACAGGGAAAGAAACCGGACTTGAATTGGTCAGACAAGTATATCCTAAGTTCGGATTAACACCTGGACTCATATTAGCACCAGGATGGAGTCATAAACCAAGTGTAGGAGCAGTAATAGCAGCAAAATGTACGAACATTAATGGTTCATTCTCTTGCGAATCTATTCTTGACTTAGACTGTTCTGCGACAGGTGCTAAAAAATATACGGATTGTGCTGCTATTAAAGTTAGCAGTGGATTTACGAATAAACATTCTATCGTCTTATGGCCAAAGGTTAAGATTGGCGCAAAGATATATGCATACTCTGCGATTTATGGCGCATTAGTGGCATATACCGATGCATCAAACGGGGACGTTCCTAATCTTTCACCATCCAATAAATTACTCGGTGTTGGAGGAGCTGTGCTTGCAGATGGTGTGACAGAAATAACACTTGATCAACAGCAGGCAAACTCCTTAAATGGTCAAGGCATAGTTACAGCACTTAACATGAACGGATGGAAAGCATGGGGAAACAATACGGCATGCTATCCAAGTAACACAGACCCAAAGGACAGATGGATTAGTTGTCGCCGTTTCTTCTCTTGGTGGGGGAATAGTTTTATTCTTACTTATATGAGTAAAGTGGATGATCCTGCAAATTACCGATTAATCGAAGCAATCTGTGATGCAGAAAACATCAGAGGAAATAGTTATGTATCACAAGGAAAATGCGCCGGCGCAAAAATCGTATTCCTTGCAGATGATAATCCAATTACGGATGTATTGAATGGAAAAATTCAATTCAAGCAATACTTGGCACCATACACTCCTGCCGAGGACATTCTCAATGTTTTAGAGTTTGATCCCGACATGATAACAGCAGCACTTGGAGGTGAATAAGAATGTCAACAACAGGAATTCCAGAAGTAGTTCACAGTTACAACGTTTACAAAAGCGGATATCAATTGATTGGTTTAACAGGAGAAGTAACACTACCAGATTTTGATGCCATGACAGAAACGGTCAGTGGCGCAGGTATCCTAGGTGAATACGACGAAGTAATCATCGGTATGTTTGGAAGTATGGAACAAGAGATTCCATTTAGAGTATTGGATGAAGATATTTTCACCTTAATGAATCCAATGGAAGTATTGGATTTAACGCTTAGAGCTTCCGAACAGTTCACGGAAAAAAGCACTGGAGCAATTGATTTTAAGGGTATGAGAGTTGTGATTAGGGGTAAACAAAAGAAGTTCAAGCCAGGAAAGGTGAAGAACGGAGCGCAGATGGATGCATCCGTCACAATTGAAGTAGTTTATATTTTAATTGAGGTTGACGGAATGACAAAAGTAGAACTTGATAAACTAAACTTCGTATACAAGGTAAACGGAGTTGACTTATTGGCGAAAGTGAGGAAACAGTGCTAATGGAGAAAAATATAACAGAAGTATCAGAAGTTATCAGTACGAAGGGTGAGGTTATAGAAAACGATTATATCATTGTATTTAGAAAACCATATACATTTGATGAAGAAGAATACAATCAAATAGACCTAAGTGGTCTTGATGACTTGAAAGCATCTGATATGATAGCTGCCAACAAGACAATGGAACGATCTGGTTCAACATCATTCCTTCCTGAAATGTCCTTACAATATGCATGTATCATTGCAGGAAAAGCAACTAAACTTCCAGTAGAGTTTTTTAATGGACTTCATCCCAAGGATGCAGTTAAAGTAAAGAATAAGGTAGTGTCTTTTTTCTACGGACAGGACTAAGCCCTGCCGATGGAGATAACATCCGAAAGTTATCAATACGACTATCACTAACACTTAAGACAGGTCTTGACTACATACAAGACCTGTCTATTTTTGAGTTAAGGGAAGTGGCAAAGGAGGTAGCGGATATTGGCAAAGAGCAAAGAGTACGAACTGGCGATAAAAATCGCAGGAGAAATTGAGAAATCATTTTATAGTAGTACAAAATTAACAAAAAAAGAGTTGGACAGTATTGCAAAAACAGCAGCTACAGCTTCAAACGGAGTAGGTAGCTCGTTTACTACTGGATTTGATAAAGCAAGCGGTGGACTTGGAGCACTAAGCAAGGCAGCATCAAAAGCATTCGACGTTGTGAAATCAGCAGCAGTGGTGGCGGCTACGGCAGTGGCAGCAATCGCCGCTGCTTCTCTTACATCAGGGATAGAATTTGAGTCAGCATTTGCTGGTGTAAAAAAGACAACAAATGCAACAAAAGCTGAATACGATGAACTAAGAGAAGGTATTATTGCAATGACAGATGTAATCCCTGCAACTGCAAGCGAAATAGCAGAGGTAGCAGAATCAGCTGGACAATTAGGAATTGCAAAAGAAAATCTTCTGGAATTCAGTAGAGTTATGATTGACCTTGGAGAATCCACCAACCTTACTGCAACCGATGCTGCTAGTGCAATAGCAAAGTTTGCTAATATAACTGGTATGGGAACAGATGAATACGATAACCTTGGTTCTACCATCGTTGCACTTGGTAATAATTTCGCAACAACAGAAGCAGATATCGTTAACATGGCAACGAAACTGGCTGCCAGTGGTGAGCTTGCAGGATTAAGTGAATCACAAATCATGGCTCTATCAACTTCAATGTCATCAGTCGGAATAGAGGCAGAGGCAGGTGGTTCGGCAATGAGTAAATTACTTAAAAATATGCAGGTATCCGTTGAAACAGGAGGCGGATTATTAAAAGACTTTGCATCTGTTGCAAATATGTCAGCAAAAGAATTTCAAACTAAATTTGGAGAAGACGCAGTCGGAGCATTATCATCTTTTATAGATGGACTTGATGATGTGAAAAGAAATGGTAAATCAGCGACTGTTATTTTAGATGATATGGGACTTACAGAAGTAAGATTATCAAATATGATATTAAGCCTTGCAAATGCAGACGGATTAATGACGGATGCTCTCACTTTATCGAACGAAGCATGGGAAGAAAATACAGCACTTACCAATGAGGCAGCACAAAGATACGCAACAACAGAAAGTAAAATAAGTATTTTCAAAAACGGTTTAAAAGGATTAGGAATACGTATTTTCGATGAAATAAGTAAACCACTGCAAGAAGGAATTAGTACTGCAACCAATTTTGTTGGAGATTTGACCGACAATGTTTTACCTACTATGGTAAGCGCATTTAGTAAAAATTTACCCACTGTTATCAGGAATGTAAAAAAATTCACAGGAGCATTTTTAGAGTTTGCAGAACCGGTTCTATCTCTTGGAAAATGGTTAATTAAGAATCCAAATGTTATTGTTTCTACGTTAGTAGGTATTGGAGCAACCATTGCCTCTTATAAACTGGCTACAACCATCATGTCAGTAGCAAGTGCAATTTCTGCATTGACACCAGCTGGAGCAACCATATTAGGAATATCTGCAGCAATAGCAGCAGTAGCCGGTATTACATCTTATTTTTCAATGATTGAAACCAATATGGCAAAGCAAAACCTTGCCGAACACTTTGGAGATATAACCCTATCGATGGGTGAACTAGAAGATGCAGCAAAACACATTATTGGATCTAACTACTTTGGACAAATAGACGATTTGATGGCAGCAGTAAGTCTATCAGATGGTTTTTTAAGTGGAATGAAAGAAGCACAAGACGAAATCAATAAAATGCATTGGAAGTTTTCAGTCGTACTGAATATTTCTGAGGAAGATTTAGCTAATTATGCGGAATCTGCAGGGCAGTATGTGAAGAATGCACAGGATTATATTACAAACCAAGGATATACCGTTTCCATAGCAACAACGCTTTTACTAGGAAATTCAGAAGGTACAAACGTGATGAATGCGGAAAACAACGCTTTTTATGCTTCGCTTTCTAGCAGTGCGGACGCATTAGGAAAAGAGTTGAACACGATATTACAAGAGTCACTCGATAGTGGACTGACGATTGATACAGAAAAAAAGGTAACAGAGATACTGAGTCAAATTGATGAAATTACTAATTTGGTAGCACAAGCAGATTCAGATGCAGCCTTCCAAATGATAGAAATTCAATTTTCAGGAAAAGATTTAGATGCAGATACATACCAAAACTTACAAACATCTATTTCAGAATATACGGATCAAACAATTGCCGGTGCAAATACAGCATTACAGGAGTCGTTGAAATCAATCAATGCTCAATTACAATTTGGGTCGATTACGCAAGGCGAATATGATACAAAGAAACAAGAATACGTAAGCGGATACTATGAGCTACAGGCTAATGCCATATTAAAGGGATATAATTTCATGAAAAATACCATAACAGACACATATGGTACTGAAATTGAACCGGCTATGGATGCAGTTAACAAGGCTATGGAAAACAAAATATCTGAGGTCATGACAAATAAAGATTGGTGGAATACTTATTCTGCACCAGAAGATTGGACAAATGCTTTAAATATTGTTGCAATGGAAGCCCTAGGAGCAAGTAATCTAAGTAAAGAAGCAGAGAATGCCGTTAAAATGTTATTGGATGGAATGAAGCCAACTGCAGAACAGCTCGCTACACTAAGTACTCAAATACAAGAAGCAGGAGGAACGGTACCAGATGGAATTGCAAAAGCAATGACAGATACAAAAGCGTTATCTGTATTAACTGGTTCAGAATCTGCAATGTGGAAATTAATTGGTTCCTCACTTGGAAACAGCGAGGAATATGCAGTAGTTATTGAAGCTGCAAAACAAAATGGTGGAAATATAGCACAAGAAGTAATTGATTCTATGCGAGAAAAACAGCCAATGGCAGAGCAAACAGCAGAGGATTTACTGATGGCTGTAAAAAAATCTATGGGCGAAGGATTCGACGTGACTATCCCAATTGGAATAACTTATAAAACGGTATCTGATTACACAAAGTCAAATAGTCTTGATGGACATGCAGACGGTGGTATCTTTGATAAGCCTCACGTTGCATGGTTTGCAGAAGCAGGACCAGAAGCAGCGATACCACTTGACGGATCACAAAATGCGATAGGGTTATGGCAGAAAGTTGGTAAGTTATTAGGAGTTTATTCAAACGCCGAAAGCAGTGGAAGTGGAAAAGATTCGTTTACTTCCTTTGATTCAAATACTGGAAGCATACCAAGCAATGAAGATAATAGCTTCAGTTCATTATTAAATAAATTACAGATTGGTAATAAGAGTGAAAGTAAATCAAAAGCATCAAGTGGAAATATTACCTATAGCCCAATTCTTAATTTTTACGGAGGAACACCAACCAAGGAAGATATAGTAGAAGCAAGCCGAACTTCACAAGATGAATTTGACGAAAAAATGGAATATTGGATGTCACAAAAAGATCGACTAGGTTTTGCATAAATTAAGGTGGTGGGAATATGGCATATACAACAATCCAAGGTGATACTTGGGATATCATTGCAAAAGAAGTATACGGAAAGGAAAAATATGCAGGATTTTTAATGGCAAATAATTTTCTTGAACTTGATACCTTCGTATTTCCGCAAGGAACCGTCCTAAACACTCCAGTGTTACCAGAGGAGCTGGACGGCGACCTGCCGCCATGGAGGGACTAAATATGAGTAATCCAAGAAAAGCAAATGTATCCATTCAATACAATGGAAAAAATGTAACATCAAAACTGACTGAGTTCCTCTCTACTTTTAATTATACTGATGTCTCATCCGGAGAAAGTGATTCCATATCAATTAAGTTAAATAATATTGATAAAAGGTGGTTTAAAAACTGGATACCATCTAAAGGTGATTTGATGATAACAAAAATCATTACGGAAAATTGGAAGAAAGACGGAGATAAAACCATATTTAATTGTGGAAGTTTTATTATTGATGACTATAGCTTTTCTGGCAGACCGTTGACTGCAAATATCGGAGCAGTAGCCATACCGGCAATGCAAAGCTTCAAAACTACAGAAAGGACTAAAACATGGAAGTCCGTAACGATAGCATCTGTAGCCACTGAGATTGCAAAAAGAGCAGAAATCACACTGTCCTATGAAGGAAATACAATTAAGATAAATTCATTGGAGCAATCAGGACAAACTGACTGTGAATTTTTATATCAGCTATGCGAATCCTATGGACTGGCCATGAAGGTTTATTCTAACAAAATTATTATATTTGATGAAGCAACCTATGAAAAGAAAAAATCAGTAGTAACCATATATGAAACAGATATGATTTCATGGAGTTACAACTCGACATTAACAAAAACATATACAGGAGCAGAGCTATCCTACACCGATGCATCCACAGAGAAAAATATCAACGTAAAAGTTGGAAGTGGAAGTAGAATATTAAAAGTGAATGAAAAAGCTGACAATTTAAAAGATGCAGAGCTAAAAGGAATTGCAAAGGTAAACAGTGCAAATAAGAAAACAACCACAATGAAAGTAACAATTAAGGCAAATACTAAAATTGTGGCATCCTCCAATGTTACAATCAAAGGACTTGGAAAACTCGATGGAAAGTATGCAGTAGACAAGGTCAAACATAGCCTTGGAACAGCATATACGATGGCTCTAGAATTGAGATTAATTCAAAGTAGAATCGGAACGAATTCAAAAGAAAAATCAACGGGAGATGCATCCGAGTACACCATAAAGAAAAACGAGACACTCTGGGAAATCAGTAAAGCTTTTTTTGGTTCTGGTGCAAAGTACATGGATATTTACAATGAAAATAAAGATATAATCGAATCAGCAGCAAAAGCCAAAGGAAAAGAAAGTTCATCCAGTGGAAATAATCTATACGAAGGAACTGTTATAAAAATACCATCATAAGGAGGAATCGGAATGGCAGACAATATCAGAGTAGGTAGAATATCAAGCATAGATTACAGCAAGGGAATGGTAAAAGTAGTTTATGCAGATAAGGACGATTCAGTAACAGATGACCTTCCATTCCTCAATATGAATGGTGAATACAAAATGCCAAACATTGATGATATGGTTTTAGTACTTCACTTGTCAAATGGAGCAACGATGGGAATCGTGATGGGAGCATTTTGGAGTAATAGCAATAAACCATCTGAGACAGGAAAAGGTGTATACAGAAAAGAATACGGAAGTGTACCAGGAGAAGCATATGTAAGATATGACTCTCAATCAAAAACACTGACATTCAAAGCTGACACCGTTCATATCCAGACAAACAAAGGAACAACAAACCTGTAGGAGGTGTGGTAGATGGCTAAAATAGGAAACCTCGGAAAAACAATCGTATTCAGCACGAGTGATAAAAAGATATTGACCTTTACTGATTTAAAGCAAACAGTCAGTGGACGGTGGGCAACGCATGATCGCATCCAAAAAAAAGCACAATCTGAATTTCTAGGACCGGGTTTAAGAGAACTCACATTCAAGATTACATTAAACGCTCTGCATGGAGTGAAACCTAGAAATACAATGGATACTATGGAAAAAATGGTTGAAAAGGGAACCGTTGAAAATTTCGTCCTTGGTGGAAAAAAGATTGGAAGAAACAAATGGAAAATGACTACAATCAGTGAATCATGGGATACGGTAATGAATAAGGGAGAGTTAATGCAAGCGACAGTTTCAATCACACTTGAAGAATACTTATAAAGGAGGAATGTTATGTTAGATACAAAAAAAACAATAATAACATTTGATTATCAAGGACTAGAGGCAGATGAGATAATAAGAAATCTAAACAATTTATATGGTACTGCAGCTGGAACAGTTCCACTGGATCGAGACTTTGGACTTGACCAAGAATTTATAAGCTATCCATTAGACGTGGCGCAAAACATGCTTGCTCTTGAAATAACCGAGAAAACAGAAACGTATGAACCAAGAGCAGAGGTAAAAGAAATATCCTTTGCAAGCACACCTGACGGAACCTTAATCCCAACAATCATAATTACTAGAGCTGAAGTAGAGGAAGAGGAAGGAGATGAATAATTATGTCAAATATATTATCACAAATTGATAGTCTGCCAGATGTAAGTTTTATTGATGATATGACACTGGAAGAAGTACTAGCTGAGATGATAAATGACTACCAAGTCAAATATAAAGAATTAACAGAAAACAGTATAATTCTAGCTAAAGCGGATACTAATAGGCTTATATTATATGCTTGTTCAGTACAGATATACCAAGGGTATCAATTTATAGACAGAGCGGGGAAACAAGACCTTCTAAAATATTCATATGGAAGCTTCCTTGATAATCTAGGTGCACTTAAGGGTGTAATTAGAAACGCAGCACAGCCCGCATCAGTTACCGTGAGGTTTATTCTTTCTGAGGTACGTTTATCAGTAACTGGAATTGATTCTGGTACAAGAGTAGCAGCAGGAGAAATATACTTCGAAAGTACAGAATACAAGGAAGTTCCTGCAGGAGATTCAAAGATTGATATTGTTATGAAATGTACGAAGGACGGAGTAGGTGGAAATGATTTTTTAGTAGGTGAATTAACAACGTTAGTTGATCCTATCGGTTATGTTTCTGCTGTTTCCAATGTTACTGTAAGCGATGGTGGAAGTGAGATAGAATCCGATGTAAGCTTAGCTGAGAGAATATTTCTTGCTCCTAGCAGTTACAGTGTAGCCGGTCCGGATGATGCATATAAATACTGGGCAAAGACATATAGCCAAAAGATTGCCGATGTTGAGGTTACATCACCAAGTGCATGTGTAGTAGATATACGGTTTATATTGCAGGAAGGTGTATTGCCAGATAAAACAATGATACAAGGTCTTCAAAATTTCTTTCGTGATAAAAAGATAAGGCCACTTACAGATCAAGTAATCGTCTCTGCACCAGATGTTATAGATTACAGTATATCAGCAACCTACTATATTAATAAAAGTGATATAAGTAAAGCGTTAACTATTCAGGCAAAAGTAAATGAAGCCGTTAAAAGCTACATAGGATGGCAAAATATTAAAATTGGAAGAGACATCAATCCATCTGAATTAGTAAAGCGGATAATGGCAGCAGGAGCAAAGAGAGTTGATTTAACAACTCCTATATACACAGCAATATCAAATTCTTCAGTTGCAAGAATGTCATCACAAACAATCACATGTGGAGGGATTGAAGATGATTAGTTTCTATGATGGACAAATTACAGATATCCTTCCGGATAGCTTAAACTCAACTGCAGATGTACAGGCACTAAGCTATGCGGTTATGAAAGCCATGCAAAAGATGCAGGACTACGCTGCAAAGACAAGAACATATGCAACAATCGTAGAACTTCCGGAAAAGGTGCTTGATATACTGGCCGTTGAATTAAGGGCGCAATATTACAATGAGAAAATGGATATAGAAATCAAACGGAATATTATCCAAAGTACTATGCTATGGTATCAATATGCAGGAACTCCTTGGGCAGTAGAAAAATTAATTGAAACTGTATTTGGTACAGGAGAAGTTATAGAATGGTTTAATTATTCTGGTACTCCTGGACACTTTAAAATAGCTACGGAAAATCACAGCATAACCGGAGATGAATTGCAAAAGTTTAATTCCATAATCGAATATGTAAAAAGGAAAAGTTCTATCTTGGATGCAATTGAGATAACCTTAAATGCTTCTATGAATATTTATTATGGAGCAATGGTTCATACCGGAGATTATATATCTTTAAAACAGGAGGGATGATAACTTATGAGCTTTAGTACATTATTATTTACTGAAAAAGGTCGTGCCTTACAAGCGAAAGCTTTGGCAGGAATAAATTTAAATTTCACAAGTATTGCAATGGGCTCTGGTTCATTGGGAACCGCGTCACAGATTACACTGACCGCATTAATTGAACCAAAAGTTACTCTGAGTATTGCTGAAATTAAACGTGATTCAAATTATGCATCGATAAAGGGTAATTTCAGTAACGCAGACATTAGCACAGGATTTTATTGGAGAGAAATAGGAATTTTCGCACAAGATCCAGATTTGGGAGAAATACTTTATTGTTATGGTAATGCTGGCACATTAGCAGAATACATAACTCCACAGACATCAGGAATTATTGAAAAAGTTGTTGGAATATCAGTCATTATCGGAAACGTAACGAATATATCCGCAAATATAAATGAAACATTGGTTTTTGCGACAAAGGATGACATTAAAGTACTCGAGAATAAGGCAGCTACACAAAATTTTCAGACAGCTGGTGGAACTGCTAACGCAATAACTTTAACGGAGGTTGTATTAGCGAATGGTAATTCTAAAACATTTATTGTTAGTTATAGCAATAATAGAAGTGATACAACAATAAATGGATTGCCATTGTACAAGCCCAACACAATAGCAGCTCCTAATCTGGTAGCTGGGAAAGCTGTAACAGTTTGGTATAATACATCCGGTAAATGTTTTTTTATCAAGGCTAGTGCTGAGGGTAACGCAACCGCTGCAGATGTACTAGCGACAAAGGATTTCAGCAACGGTGATGATATAGGAATACCAGGAACAATGCCAAATAATACCACGATTTCAACAGTAAGTCTTACTGCAGAGGGCGCAGAGTATACAATCCCTTTAGGTAAACATAGTGGACTGCAAAAAGTTAAAGCTGTAATAACTGGACTGATAGCTAGTGCTATTAAAGCAGGGACTACAGTGGGCGGTGTAGTCGGTACATTTACAGCAGATGCTACAGCCACAGCAAGTGACATGATAGCAGGTAAGTTTGGATATAGGAATGGTGCTAGGGTAGATGGTAATATACCAATAAGAGGTAGTGAAGAGTACGGCGGATGGAGGAGGGCTGATGTTTTTCTTGCATCTAATCCAGGAAGAGTTCATGCAAGAATACCTTTAGGTGCATACTTAACAGGTGCAGGAGAACAGCAAGGTCAAATGGGTATTCTTGTTGATGACCCTGATTTTACTCCTGCTAATTTCTTAGCTACAGTAAATATGTTTGGACTACAGGGTGGTATTCCAGTATTTCAAGGTGATGCTTCTGCGTATTACCCAGCCGTTTCCGTCGTAGCATGGCAAGGTGATTCTGTGTTTTTTCAGATACCATCAAATGGATATATGAAAGATATAGCATTTATAAGAAGTCCACAACCACAATTTCTTGCATCTAACATACTTAACACCGCCAATATATTTGGCATTCAAGGCACAGCAGTAGCAGGTGGTAGAAAAGCAACAGGTGTTGTACAATCAAGCCCTAGTTCAGTAACCTTTAATCAGTATGGAGGTGGTATAACAGTTCGTGCTTTTATTGACCTTAACTTAATTAAAGCACAATTAACTTTTGTACCAAGTTATGTAGTATGTTATCGCTTAGATGCATACACAGCAGATGTTACAAGTTACTTAGCTAGTGGTTTTTGTGGTACAGATTGGCAGTTCTCTTATGGTTTAACCGTAACATATGCACTTGATATTCACAGATATTTTTCATGTTCTGCCAATAATATACAGTATCACTGGACCGCTTATGAATAAGAAAGGAGAACAAATATGAACACTTTAGTTATTTATGATACAACAGGTTATATAATTTCACAAAGTTCTGGTGATGTACGAACACCAGTAGGTATCCCGTTCCTATGGGTAGAAGTTCCATTAGGTAGTTATATTACAGGGGTTGATGTTAGTGGTGAAGTACCAACCGCAATTATTGTACAACACCCTAAATCAGAAATGGAATTGTTACAAGGTAAAGTAACAAACATTAATATTGCATTAGCAGAAATGATAGGGAGGTAGCACATGTTGAGTTGGAAAAAGAATATATTTGTAAATGCAATAAAGGCACGAGTAACCCAAGAATCTAGATCTGCAGAGGACATTATATTAGAGTATACAAAGCTTACAGATTCTGAAAAGATAGAAATTCTTGCAGAAATTAATAAATAACTATTAATCAAGAGTCGAGAAATCGGCTCTTTTTAATATATAAAAAAAGAAAGAAGGTATGCCATGAATGAAGACTTAGTTGCAGACAAACTGCAAACACATGAAAAACGTATTAACAATCACGCAGATCGCATCGACACTCTGGAAAAGCACGAAGCAGCCAGGGATGTGAAAATTGATAACTTGTGTGAGAAGCTTGAGAAGCAAACAAAAAGTATAAACACATTAATTGGAACTCTTGTTAGTGCATTAGTAGGGTTCTTTTTTTATGCAATCCAGACAGGATTGTTTAAGTAGAAGGAGGAAAGTAATATGGATTTAACATTTTTAATGGAATATGTCAATCTTGTAACTTTGGGTATATGCCTGTGTATAGGATACGTATTTAAGAGCGTAAAGAAATTTAACAATCAATATATACCTGCAATAATGCTGGTTATCGGAACAATTATTAATATTCTTGCCAACATACCAAATATCAATGCTGCAGTTGTTCTTGGCGGTATGATAAGCGGGTTAGCAAGTACCGGATTATACGAAGCAATGAGAAATCTTATTGATAAAGACGGAAAGAAAAAGGATGGTGAATAATATGAATGTAAAAGAATTATGTAAGGATCCCAAAGAACTTAATCCATTAGTGGAAGTCATGCTATCGCTTTCTATCGCTTACATGATAAAGCAAGGAGTCAACCCACTAGTGATTGAAACTCTACGCTCTCAGGAACGTCAAAATTATTTGTACTGTCAAGGACGTACGATTGCCGAATGCATGGCAAAAGGAATCAATAGTGCATTTGCTAAAGCTTAT